GCACTCTGTCAACTCCAGAAGCTCTTCAACTACGCGAGCAAGACGCTCTGCGCTGAAGTGCACCTTGATATCTTCATCAGCACCAATACTTGATGAGAAGAAGGCGTTAAGGTTTTGCACCATATTAGCTTGCTCAGCAAAGTGCCGTGCAGCAAATGGCTTTAACGAGCCGTTGCCTGTGATATCTTCAACTGACATTTCATTAAAGATAGCAATCTTCAATTCGCTGTCGAACGATCTAATCGTTACTTTATCCAGGTTGCGACGGGCAAGTTCTAACATACCATTTGCTACTGGCTCGACGATTTCCATCTCGAACTGAGCAGCCTTAGCTTGGAAGATACGGCCACCAGCAATCTCTAGACGCTGGACTTCGTACTTCGTTTTCTCACCAGGAGTTCTAAACCCCATGGCTTCTTTAGGAGCGCCAGCCATCTCTTCCATCTTCTGTTCGAGGATTTGGACTTGGCTGTCAAACTGTAGAGCATTAACTTCAGGGGACAAAAGAGAGACGTCACCATCGTCTGTGATGATGATCTTCTCCATTGGCTTCCACTCAAAAGGTTCCACGTATCCTTTAATCTTGAATACTGGGAATGCTGTGAGATCGAAGATGTCGCTCTTCAAATTCTCCAAGTGATCAATTCGGTATTGCATACCTACTAGATTGTCTAGTGGTCCCATGGCCCAGAGGTTATCTGGACGTACACGCCAACCAGCGTGGTAAATGGGAGCGTATCCGAATACCGTTTCATTAGGCATCTTGCACAGGATCTTGTGTCTGTCGATTACCTTAATGACGTGGTTCTGTAACAGTGTGTCACTGTCTCTGTCGTACAAGTCTCCATAGAAAGTAAGAACCTCTACGTGATCTCCTACCAGATAGTCTCTGTAGTTATTGAAGCCAGCTACCTCGAAGATGTTATCCTTGGTGGATACACTACCTGTATAGCTGTGCACTGCCTTACGAAGATCGTGCATGTAGCTCCACAATTCCTTGAGTCGTGCTTCTTCATCAGGAGTATTGGAGAGTTCAGCCATCATGTTCTTGACTTCGCCAAGGCTGACAAAGGAACGAATGATCTTAGGTGACTGAACAAAAGACATAGCAGTGGGATCGAATACGATGTCTGCTGGACTGATGCGCTTGACTGCTGGACCTACATAACCAATGGTCTCTCCGCCATCTGGTTTAACTATACGTTCATCTTTCCAGTACGGCATGATGAAGCAGTTACCGTAGTCGATGTAATCAAGGACTACTTTGTTCATCTCTTTGTAGAAACCACTAGACTCCATAGCCCAGATCATATAACCTTCGATTGCGTCCTTACGCTCTCGTGCTTCATCTTCTCTGGTGCTTCCAATCCACTGCATCCACTTACGCTTAGGGAAGAGAGCAGCCATGTAGTTAGCGTGCAGGTTGTCCCGTATCTGACACAGCTTGGGAATGGTTGTCTTGTTATTCCACGGAAGCTTGCTGTTGGTCGTCTTAGTTGTGTCTGTAGCAAAGACGTACGATTGTACTTCTTTCCACTCTTGAAGTTTGTTAACCCGGTAGTTCTCCCACAGAAGATAGCGATTAGCCAGATCACAAGCGAGTGCGTCTGGTGTCATGCTGTCCTCTAGGTTTAGTGTCTTTGCTCTTGCCATGTTATGCTCCCTGATATGCAGAAACAATCTTGCAAAGTTTTAAGAAATGTTCTGTTCCGTAGTGCTGCATAGCAGCGTTGATTTGATAGCACACGAGTCTTACATTACCTTTCGTGTAGCCGAGTGCTGGAGCGACTCTATCTAAAGAAGGTGCGTTCCAGTTTGCTATTCCATCCTCAGGTCTGCTTAGATCAAACTCTTCACCACTTATACAGCATTTACCCTCTTGCTCGTTCCACAGCTCTAGTAAATAAGAGCCATCGATATCATAAGCCAAGGCTTTGGTCTTGGCCCTGTTCTTAGCCATAGCTGCTAATTGAATGCATCGTTCACGTGGGTGTTTCTTTCTCTTTTCCCACTCATTAGCTTTGCTGGCTTTCTCCTGGCATGCAGCAGAGCAATACTTCTTTATACTGTGGTTAGTCTTAAACACCGAAGAACATGCTGGACATATAACCGATCGCAACTGAGACTCCTATAAAATTCGCAACCCCTCCAAATCTATTGTGAAAGATTACGTTGCTGTTTGTACGCCGCAGGTCCGCTCCAACGGATCCTCCCGCTGGTGGTAGCAACGTCTCTACACACGATGCTAGAGCGTCTTTGATATCATCGTGCTTGGGTCGCATCTGTATAAGCTCTTCTTCTAGAAGCTCACAGTTACCACCTCTATAGTGCCATACTCGTAGGTTAATGTACTTGTCGTATAGACACGCTTCGATGCGCTCTTCCTTACTTATTCTTTTGTTGATTGTGTTCTCTTCTATGCTTAGAGCCAGACCATTAGGACGAATGTATGAGTTCTTTAGTTCTGTTACGATCTGTTTCTGAGCTGCAATTACTTCTGTTCTTATTTTCCTGAAGCCCCACTTAATGTGCATCTTAAGGATCTTGTCGAAGTAATCGCTAATACTATCTGTCTTAAATCTTTCGATATCTAAAACATATACATTGTTGAGATGATCCATACCAGCAACTACGATAGCTGTGTAGTCTGCTTCCTTCCTTCTTGAGAAGGCAAAGTCTACTGAAGCATTGATATTCAATCTACGATCTTTGAAGTACCATTGGCCATATTGTTGGTTGAGGAATTTCTTATCGTAGTATTGGAAGTAATCTTGTTTGATTACGCTATCTTCATTGTTATTCGGATTGTTGTAGTACTGTGCTCTGAACTTGGATAGTGAGCTATACTGTGCCTTCTTCTTGGCAAGAATAACTCTATCAAATCCAAACCACTTACCATCGCTACGTTGCATACGTGGCCATAGGAAGTTACCAGTACCATCTCCTCTATCTTCTACCTGACGTTCGTATACTTCCCAAAGGAATTCGTTATCAGTAGTATTTCCTTCGTCATCGAACAAAGAGTAAGAAGTAGAGAGGTAGAAAGAGTACAAGTCATCAGGATCGTATCGAGTGCCTACAGCTAGCATTATACTATCTGTGCCTGCGATAGAAGCCATGTACGACATACGTTCCTTGACTTCTTCTCGTCCTTCCTTGTTCTTGGCATTGTCATCAATCACTACGTCATCAATACAGATAATGTCGAAGTGTAGTCCAGTAACCGTAGTAGTGAGACCTCCAGTATCTACTGTTGCGTCACGAATGTTTTCTAGTTTACGTTTGGGATGGTCTACAGCGATTTCGCTTTCAGTCCACTTCTCTCGGTCATTAATATTCTCATTAACCATCTCCGGCCAATAGTATCTGTAGATATCATTAGTAAGGATGTTCTTAATGAAGTAAAGCTGCTTGACAGCAAGCTTACTGGTAGCACTGATATAAAGGATACGTACTGCTGGGTTCTTTGTAATCTCCCAGGCTACCCTGTACGCTAGCATAGCTGACTTCTGATGATCACGTGGTAGAAGCACCAACTGATGGGACTTAGCTTCCTTACGTGTCCACCATTGAATAAGATCTATGTGGCAATGACCAAGGACCCTATCTGGATGTATCAAGCGGATGAAGAACTCTAGGTCCTTCTCTGCTCTTTCTCTAATCATGTCCTTGCGATCGAATGCCATATCTATCCCCGACTGGCCGCTACTGCGTCCTTATTCACTATCAACCTTAAATAGTCATCATCGTGTCTGGTAGTCTTCTTGGCTACCTGTTCCTTAACCTCTTCCTCAGTTACCATAGGGTCCCCTTCTCGGGCTAGGATACCTTTGCCTAGAAGGAACTTAGCAGCCCCTACAGCATCCTTACCACCTTCTTTCATGGTAGTGAGAAGCATAGAGTAAGCATCTCCTTTGAGTTTGAGTTCTAGCTCTTTACGCCAGATAGAGATTATATTGTGGTTCTTTTCTACAAAAGAAAGCCAAGTCTCATAGGAGCCAAAGTTCTCATTGGCAAACTTAACTTCCGTAATGTCTTCAGCAGCTAAGTAAGCTTGCTTGAGTTCTTTGAGATTTTTCTTCACGTTTCTATCGTATCCCTATAGTATTCCTATTGTATTGACAGAGATTACTATTTCTGTATTCACCAAAGGTGAGTACAATAATCTCATTGTTAATCAACCACTTATGTCTACTTCGTATTTATATTAGATACCAATTGAGAATAGCCCCCCAACCCCCCATCGAGTTTCCCCATATGGTGAGTTGTCGATAGGCCCCCCGGTCTATCAGAAGTCTAGGTAGTGGTCGAAGCTTAGCAGCTCTCATGCACTCTCGTTGGAGTCTAGACTTACCACTTATTAGTGGCTGGGTAACAATCTTTGGCAAATAAGGTTCTCACCTTCGGAGCCATACAGTTCTCCCACACGTTCTGTACCATGTGGGCCTTACCCCTATATATAGGAAAAGGGGGGTATTTTGTCAAGGGGTAAAATGAAAATAATTTTAAAATAATTGTTAAGTCATTGATTTTAAAGGAAACTATTTTTCAAATATTTTTTGTTAGAGATTTTTTAATGGTGATTCACATCCCCAACGAC